TTAATGGTGTAATTGGTAAAGAAGAAGTGTCAACAAAAAATGAAACGGTTGCGATTGATGACTTCCTCGATCTTGGAATATATCCAATTGCTTTTGCGAGAGAAACAACATTTTCTCTTAAAGTTGCCGAATCAATGAAAACTTCGTTGCTAACCATGTTAGCATTGTACGAAGTAATGTATGTATTATAAGCAAGCGTATCAATTATCGTCGATAAATTAGAACCTTCGAAATCATAGTCAGTAAAATTCGAGTTGGCTCTCAAATATTCCTTGAGAGAACTCTTAATTTGATCAAAATCGAGATTGCTAAAGTTTACTAGTGTCATTTATCGTGTCTGTTGTAAGGCAAATGTCAGTTGTTGAGGTAAAACATCAATTCCAATGATTTCATATGTAATTGTAACGTCAAAACTGTTGTTATCGAAGTCTGGTCTCACCTTAACATCGCGTAAATTCACTCTTGGTTCATAATTATTGATTGTATTTTCAATTTCACTCTGAATAATTGATGCTGAAACGTTGTCCAGGTTCTCAAAAACAGTTTTTGAGACATTTGAACCCAAATTTTCGTTAAAAAAACGCTCTCCAGGCGAGGTAAGAACTAAATTGCGAATTGAACGAGCAATTGCATTTTCATTTTTAAGCGAAATAAGGTCGTAATTGAGTGAGCTCACTAAAAATGAACCACTTACGTCCTTAAAACCCTTACTTACCCTTTCTAAAGGCATGAAAATAGAATAAATCTAACTTATTTATTCGCAATTTTGGAGGTTATTCGTGCCATCTTTCGACAAAATCATCAAAACCACCTGCTCCACCGCATGGTCTTGAGTAACGATCACTTGGAACGTCGTATTTTTGAGTTTTTTTCTGTTTTTGAAGGTATTTTTCGGAAGAAATCTGAGTAATTAACGTCATTCCTGACTCAATAAATTCACTTCCTTTATCAGTTGGATGAATTGCCATTGTTTTAGCTCCTGATTTTGGTAAATCAGAACTTTTTACGGGGTTGCTATCCCGAAGTCTGCAATATTTTTCCGATGTATTGTAAAGTTTTTCTGTATTCGAATGTCAGAGTTCTTAAAAGTCCAACAGTACCCACCATTATCTAGGAACACAACCCATTCAAGATCGTGTTCCTGTGAACGGTCGATTAAAAAAAATGCCCAACCATTACCTTTGGGGGTAACGACTGGGATTGTGGGATTCAGTTGAATCATCCTTTACCTTGTCCTCTGTATTTTTTCTGCTTACCATTGCGAGAAGTGGCAGAGGTCAGCGTCATCTTACTCTGTCCCTGTCGAGTTTTCTTCGGAGGTCCAGGAACATGAAAGTTCTTGTTCATCGAAGATGCAATTTTAGCCATAAGTACTCTCCCTTAGTTCTAATTCATTTACATCAAATTCTAAGTCTTCATAATACCTTTGAGAGAGGTCATCCAGAATCTCAGAACACTCTTCATGTGTGAGATTACGGTATAAGACTCTCCCTCGGTATACAATATCAAACATCAGATTACACGAGTTTTTTCGTGACCAACACGGATCCGAGGATCGCACCAGATCTCAAAACCCTTTTCCTTAGCATCGAGACAGAATGATACGTCTTCTCCACACATATCCTGGACATTGCCAGATTCAAATACTTGCATCTTAGGAGCGAACCAGGGGTACTCAAGGTTCTCAAAGACACCGTTCTTAATCATCACCCAACCGAAACCAGTGTAGTCTACGGTGAAAGGCTTACGACGCTTTTCCATGGTGGTCAGAGTCTCATGATTCATCACACCACCGTTCTTACGGAAGTCATCTTCTTCCAACCAGTGAGCCACTGAGGTCGTGTGACCATCTTCTGTGCAATACCAACCTGCGGTGATTTCTTTGTCAACAAGATTGCCCTCGCTGTCTTCACTCAGAGCCAGATCACAGAGTTGCCAGAACTTTTCTGTGTTAAACACGATGTCATTATCAATCCACAGTTGGTAATCATAGTTCAGTTTACCATCCCAGGGAATCTGCTTAGGACCACGAAGTACGTTAGCACCTAAGCACTTACAACGTGCAAAGTTCACCATCGATGAGTAATCTTGAGAAATCTGAATACTCATTTGATTCTGTACCATATCAAAGCACAGTTGTACAAATGACTTCAGAAACTGATATGAACAACCACGTCCAGGAAGACAGAATACAATTGACTTCCCACGCATTCTTTCTTTAATTTTATCATAGTCCCACTCGGCTTCTTGTACCTTTGGAGCAGGAGCCTTAACAGTAAATCCTTTTGCCATAAGAGAAAATAACTTTCAGATCAATTTTACCATGTATATATGGTGATGTCAATGAGAAGAATTCAGCACTACTTCTTTATTGACAAACAATTCCTCAAAGGAAAGATCATTGACAGAGTAATCAGTTTTCATTAAACCAACCAATCGATTCAGAGTATTCCATGTTACTTGGAATTCCTCTTCATCGATTGAATGGAACAAACACTTATTTTTTGCGTATATGTGGTAAATCTTTTGCACCGTATCATCCGTGCTCAACATGATTATTTATTTTAAACTGAACGTATTCTTGTAATCGGAGTTTGGTTCACAAATAATTCATATAAAAACACAACCAAGGTCAATCGACTAGTCTCTCTAGTATTTCCAAAGAAACGATCTGCACAATGAAAATAACGAGAATCAAATACAAGCATTCGATTAAACAGATTATTTACTGTTAATATCTTTTCAAACTGATTATTATTTTCCTCTCTACACTTAAAATAATAATCAGATTGTCTAAACTGTAGATCTATATTAGCTTTTCTTTTTACATCATCGTGCAATGTATGTGCAACTAAATTCTTCGGTCGATATAAACTTGTACCAGAATCTAACGATGTATCTGGATTCAAATAAATGATTCCTGTCAATAATGAAGGTACAAAATAATCAGTATGAACCCATCCATATCCAAAAGATTCATCTGTAAGTTGATATCTGATATTAGACTTCCATGAAATGTTTTCTTTACTTAAATCATAAAAACTACTTAGAATTTTTTTATTGATTTGATCAAATAAAACTGGATGTACTTTAGAGAGACACTCTGATCTTTGTCCCCTATATGATACTTGATTTCTATCAGTTTCAGTGTGTTGTGCAGATTGCAATCCAAACTCTCTTATTTGATATGGATCATCAAAAAACCCGTCCACAATCGTGTTGGGAATAATATTATTCACTTTCCCACTTACCCCATTTCCCCTTGGGACACTCTGAAGATGCTAGATTTGTCTTAGCTATTATGACACATCCACATGCAGAACATCTATCGAATTTCTGGTCCGTTGCAGACTCATAATAATACTCACATTTTTTACAAGTCTTCAGTCTTTTTTTTACAACTTCAAATGGGGCAACAACGGGTCCCCCTTTAATTGCATCCTTCGCAACATTCTTTACAGACTTGGCAAGATTTTTTCCCTGTTCAACCAATGAAGGAAACTCAGGTTTTTTCTCTTTCATTTTTTCTTACCTCCTTTCTTAGGCAATGTGCGCTTATCAGGTCTCGAATAACCGTCTTTATGAATCCATTTGACGCCCATTTTTTCCTCCGGGAATTTTTTTTGATATTTATAAAGCTCGGTCGAATTGTCACCTCTGTAGGTTAGGGTTGTTTGCTTTTTTATAACCGCCACGCCGCCCGCCCGTTATAACCGCCAACGGCCACATACTGCCATCACGAATAACTGTCAATACGAATAAGTGGGCGCCACGAATAACCGCAGCACCCTCATTATACGATCAGAATTCGATAATGTCAATCTCCACATTGTCGGCAGCGATAGAGTCGAGAATGCTCAGAATCTCATTGCCGTTGTTACCTTGTGCGAGCAGCGAAAGTGCAATCGAACGAGTCATGATAAAGTGTTAGAAACTGTGTGTTTGGTGAGTGTCTATAAGGGCACATCTCATTCCCTCTACGGTTATACTCTTACCAGTCTACTTCCAGGTCTTCCACATAAGCCTCCACGGTCTCATCACCATCGAGTTGGAATAACTTACGCCAATCAATCTGTCTGGCATCAAAGTCACTGTACACGGAAAGATCCAGTGTTACACGCACATTCTTTTTCTGGGCTTGAAGATAAGAAACTGACATGGTTTTGGGGCAGAGGACTTAACTGTGGCCAGTATAAGATGCAGGGGGGAAACTGTCAAGACCGTGAGAGTATTTATCAGCGGTCCTTATAAGAATTGGGAGGACTGTGCGGATTTGGTAATCTCCGAGGTCTTGACATTTCTGCGCGGTTGTGGTAGCCTGCGGGCTAAGATCGCTATAAGAACTGGGCTTTCTAAGGGTCTTTCATTCTCAACAATACACCTAATTGATTCTCAATAACTATAACTTATTGAGAACAAGATAAAACACTCATTATAATTAAAAAAGCCATTTTTTAATTGATTTTAACACCTTTTTGCCTTATTTGTCGTTTAATTTGATTCAATGCATGACGACAAGAGGGTGTAGCACTGGTGAAGATTTGCACACCTGAGACATGTTTCCAGACCAGATGTGAGGCACTTCGCTGTAACTCAAAACCATTCGATTCCATCATCACAGTGAGTTCTTTCTTGAATGTTTTGCTGCTCATTGTTGGTTTGTTGTGGATTGGATTGTGTTACCAATGAGATGAAATAACTCTCCTGTGTTATACCTTAATGCTGGGGAGAGTATAAAGAACAGGAGAAAGACTAGAGGCAGATACTGATTCTTTTTCATGCCACATCTTCGGGGAGAAGATTAACAATCGCTTGCACACCTGCAACCTGCAAAGTCAACACAAAGCGATAGGCGGCTTGTAGATTAGGAAGCGATACAGTTTCTTCCTCATTGGTGCGAGTGTGAGTGAAAGTAACAGTGCGAGCTTCAGTCATGAGAGTGTTAGTGAGTGTAAAGAATTGAAGGAAAGATTCAGTTCAGGCGCATACCGGAGAAGAAAGGAATCGTGGCACCATTGTAGTTGATGAACCACTGATAGTTCTTCTGAAAGACATACTCACCAGGGCAGCCATGCTCAGCGAGAATAGCATTGAGACGGCTTTTGGTGGTAGCAGTGCGCCAGCCGCCATCGAACAGTTCAATCCAGGTCTCACCGATGCGAGCAATCAAGTTACCATGCAGGAACACATCGGCAACATTGGTGCAAGAAATAACCTCGGTGTTTGCACTCTTGAAGTCAACACCAGCGGTGATGGCTTTGTTCATCTGCTGTTCGATCTTGCGCATGGTTTGAGAAGAGAAAGGATCGGTGGGGGGTGGGGGGTCGTTCCCTCCCCCTCATGTGGCCAATATACGGCAGCCAGGGGCCCTCTACAAGGGGCTGGGTGCCACTTATTCGGCTGTCACACTCTCCAGCAGGTCAGCGAGCATTTCATGATCATAAAGCTCTTCAATCTCTGTTTTAATTTCATCCTCACTTAAGCCATCCATGTTATCACAAATTGTGTCAATCGCAAAGGCACATAAATCGCGCACATCCATACTATCAACAACTTGCTCAGCATAGAGTTGAATCAGTTTCGAAAGCTGGTCTTGAGTCAGTGTCATTTTAGCAGTAGGATTCGGAAGGGCAATCATTTGAGAACAGTGCGATAATCAATGGATCGAATACACCATCCAGTTGCAGTTGTGATCTCTTCAACTAGATCATCTTCATCAACAGCTTCCCAGATCTGACCAATCGTTTCCTCTGTCACTTCTTGTTGATAATCGGGGTCAACATCTCCCCAGGTATCATCATCAGAAGAAAAGTCGAAGTCGATGTAAGTAACTTGGAATTGCATGATCAGTAGTTAGAAACGGTGGTGAAGATGATGCCCGTTTCATTATAACGGAGATCCACATCGCACTGATACTCTTCACTCAAGCTATACGCGAGATCGTATGCTTTATCGAGATCGGTGGTAGTGTTCTCCCAAGGTGCGCCGTAGCACTTAACATCAATTCGCATCAGGTGATTCCTCTCAACATGGCCAAGATACCAAGGATTCGGGAGCAATGGGGAGAATGGTGGACAGCCGTGCAACTGTCACACGGTCTGCCATGCCTGCGCTTCTTTTACATCAGAATCGAAATACTTTTGCAGAATACTATCAATAACTGGATACCACTGTTCGTTAGCACTTGGGTGGCCACATTCTCTTGCTTGATTAAGAAACTTGAGAATGCAGGTTTCTTCATCTTGAGTGAAACTTACGCGATTCAGAGTGAAACCAGTGTGCATCATTTGTCCAGTTGAGTTACAATACGTTTGAGATCATCAATCGCTCCGATCATAGCAGAGCGAGAATAGCCTGCAGCGTAAGGATAACCTTTATCGGGATTATCCCCTGCCAAAAGATTCTCTTGAACTGCATTTTCAAGTATCTTGATGACACGATCAATTTGTTCTTGAGTGTTCATAATCAGTAGAGCAGAGAGAATGAACCACAGAAGCGACGAACCCATTGGAGAGTATCATAATGGGAGCGTGGCTTGCTCATCACCATACTTTTATTGGTCTCAGGATTGAGAGCAATCGCAACATACTGGTGACCACATTCTTGCCATTCAGGTGTCACTTTCTGAATGAACATTTGATTGACTTTACCTTCCTTCCAGCTGGTGACGTAGGAGTAGACTTGATTCATCGGGGTGATTCCTCTCAACATGGCCAAGATACCAAACCTGGCTGCCCCGTGGGGAGAATGGTGGACAGCCAGACAACTGGCACAAAGGTTTGTTATACCATCTTCAGCCCATAATCGTTGATCATAATGTCACGCACATGTTCACGGTCGAAACTATCACCATAAAAGTTAGCTCCAGAGTTGATGTATTTCTCTGTAGCTTCCATTACCATGTCCAACGTAGCTCCGATCTTGTAGATACCATTCTCACCATAAAATGAGAGAACATAATCATAGAAATCGGACATCAAAAATGTAACTTTGTAGATCTTCATTTTTTTACCAGTTGATGTGAGTTGCAATGTTACCTAGTTTATTCTGTTCATCCACAATCTCCATCGCATGATTATAAGTTTTCACCGTAATGTAACGCGCTTTGCCTCTAGTCTCAGGGAACAATCCCATTTTGTCGATGATGCGAACAGTGTTGGTGAGTTTCATGATAGTTTCAGTTGACAACGGTGTTAGAATCAGGATCGAAAGTTACTTCGGAAATGACATCAAACTCATTGGTCATTTTGACATAATTCCACTCATTATCATCCTCACCTTCCTGATAACAATGAATGAAACCTTCGGAGTCAACTTTTACAAAACAACCATCATAATCCTCTGCATCGAATACATAACCAGATGCAATCAGTGCTTCAGCGAAAGTCATGGGTGATTCCTCTCAACATGGCCAATATACGGTGGATGGGGGCTCGGGTCAAGGGGCTGAACGATCAGCGTATTTTATGAGTAAAATTGCGTTTCATAAGATTCTTGCATACCACAAATCTTTCCCATTCTCTATCGCTAAAGTTGTCAGATGCGTATG